ACGCCCAGCGCCTTGGCTGCAGCAACGTGGCTTTCGTATCGCACGCCGCGGATCGTCACTGGCCTGCGCTGCCGTTTCTGGTATTCACCTAAGCCGCGGCCCTGATTAGGCATTTTCCATCTCCTGAAAATATTGCTCCAAAGCCAAATCAACCAGCGCATCAGCCAGCGTTGGGTAGCGGTTACTGATTGCATATGACACAATCCAGTCCACCGCCTCACGGGATACGCTGGTGTCCTGATCGCTAAACAGCGCAGTCGATATTCGCCCCAGCTTGATGCCTCTTGCCTTTCTCAGCACATCGACGTTCCCACGAATAGTGCGGCGGCGGTCGATGCGGTATCCTTCTTCGCGCAGCTTCACCAGTTTGAACCGTGTTGCCGCTACTCCTCGGCCAAGATGCTCGGCAATCTCAGACACCTTGTGGCCTTCCTCAAACAGGTGGATCAGCGTCTCAACCTCGTGATCTTTCCACGCATCCGACCGCTGCTTCGGCTCCTTTGGCGGCATGCTCGCGCGGCGGCGCATGTCTTTGGCTTTCGAGATCACACTGCCCATAGTGCGGTTAAGAGTGCCAGCAATAGTGCTGTAATCCTCTTGCGCATCCACCATCTGCATCAGCAGCTTTTCTTCTCGCTCAGTCCAGCGCTCACCCATCGATGTTCTCCCCGAAAAAGTCGTCAGCATTCAGCGCCCACATAACAAAGCTGGCGCGCTTCTGAGATCCATTAGCGTAGACCACAGCTTTGGCGATGTCGCCCTTCTCCCACATGCCCTTCAGCACGTCCTTTGCGCCGATCGCGTCGGTGCCGAGGGCCTCGCCGATCTCGGCGCTTGTCATCATGTGTCCCTCGAGCATGTCCAAGACTTTCTTGCGTGTATCCTCGCAGCGCCGCGACGGCGCCTTGGTGGCGCGTTTTTTCGGCGCCTCGGCCACCTCTGTGGCCTCTGTGCCATTGCGATCGAGGCGCACCGCCAGCAGCGGTGTGCGGCCAGAGCGGTTCAAGTCGTTCTGGATCAAGTGCGCTGAGAACACTTGGCCAATGTCGGCGCCGCTCGCCTGTATGACGCGCTCTGGAATAAACGCGCTGATGCCGTCAGGCGTCACGCCGAAGCCGCTGCCGCTGGTGATGATGTTGGTGATTGTGATTTGTTGCGTTTCCATTATTTGCTCCAATGTTTAGGACGTGCTTGCGGACGAACGGTCCAACCACTTACGACATCTGTGCGGACGCATCCGACCATGGTGTCACCCCAGTCGGCGTCGTATATTTTGTAAAGCTCACCAGTTGCGCGCAGTGCCTGCTCGCACTTTTGTTCGCTGGTGAAGGGGATCGGCGACGGGAAGTCCTCGCCGTTGATCGTGACTATGAAGACCAGCATGGTGAGGTAGGTCATTTGATGTTCTCCACCATTTGAATGCGCTGCCCAATCCATCGCATGACAGGCACCGCCATGCTGTTGCCCATTGCTTTATATCGAGGGCTATCGGCGGCTGGCTTCCCGCGATATGGGATAAGCGTGTAATCGTCTGGGAAACCCTGCAGGCGCTCGCACTCGCGTGGCGTTAGGCGACGGACTGACATATTTTGAGAAACAGTCGGAGGCATGCGCCCAGTTCCATCTTCACTGCAACTATGCCGCTTTGGTGCCGTGAGCGCATGCGATAAATCTTTGCCAGATACAGTCACCACCGCAGGCGTCTTGCTCTTATCAAGCGTCGGCGTCACATGCTCTGATACACTGTCGCCTTGGCTAGCGCTGTTTTGTGCGCCGAATGCTACGGGCAGGGTTTCGCTTTCAAAGTCGTAGCGTTGACCAACGCCTCGTGTAAGGGTTTTGGCAACGTCTTCCCGCGTTTCTCGGCTCGGCGCAGGATGCCCTGACAGGCTTTCTCGCTCAAATAGAACCGCTGCGGCACGTCGCCAGTCTCCAAGGTATCCGACAACGAACACACGGCGGCGTCGCTGGGCCACTCCGAAGTATTGAGCGTCCAGCACTCTGTAGGCGAACCCATACCCGATTTGCCCCAGCGCCCCGAGGAAGGTGCCAAAATCCCGTCCTCTGTTGGATGACAATACGCCGGGGACGTTCTCCCAAACCAGCCATCTGGGCTGATAGCGTTCAGCAATGGCAAGATAGGTGAGCATGAGGTTGCCTCGTGGGTCATCAAGTCCTTTGCGAAGTCCTGCAACGCTGAACGATTGGCAGGGGGTTCCTCCGACAAGAAGGTCAATTGGGTCATCCGACCACTCCTTATATGTTGTCATGTCGCCATAGTTTGGCACGTCTGGATAGTGATGCGCCAGAACCGCAGACGGGAATGCCTCAATCTCGCTGAACCATTGCGGCTGCCAGCCAAGTGGATGCCAAGCCACTGTTGCGGCTTCTACGCCGCTGCATACGCTGCCATATCTCATGACAGCACCAGCGGCGTATATACCAGCAGGATATACATGGTGGCGAACAGGCAGATCACGCCGATCAGGTCGCAGATAAAATCACGCATCGGTCTGGCCCTCCAGCTCTTCCAGCTTCTTTTTGTATTGGCGGATTTGGTGGCCAGCCAATGCCAAGTCTTCTGAGACCCAGCTTGGGCGGACACCGTGGCCGTATCGCTGCAGAAGGTCGCTGCAGCTTTTCTCGTGAAACTGTATCATGTTCTGATACAGGCTGATCTCTTCTTCGATGGTCATGTGTATTCTCCCAACTTGATTTTTAGTCGCTTCAGAACGGGCAGTCTTCGCCGCGCTCCCACCAACGATCTGGTGGTGTGGACGCTGGTTGCTCCGACCCCGTTGTGGGGGAGGAAATTGGCGGGGGCAGAACCCCCAGCGCCCGCAGCACAAGATCGAGGTGTAGGGGGATGTTGTCACCCCCCATCATGCTTTAGCCAGCGCCTTGGCCCACGCGGCGCGGCGCTCGGCGCGGATTTCGTCAACAATGCGTTCGGCGGTGGCCAACCAGCTGTCGTTGTGCAGCGTGATGCCTGTCACCTTGGACCAGTGCAGATATTTGCCCAGCACCTTGTCTGGGGTTGTCTGCGGGTGATAGACGCGGCGCGCGGTTAGGTTCATCGCATCGGCATATGCCATAGCGAATTGGGCGGCGTCGAATTTGCTGATTTGGTCGGTCATCTGTGTATCTCCTCTTGATTACACCCCATTGTTAACGTGCAGTTAACATGGGTGCAATAGGAAAGTGAACCGCTACGCAAAAAAAGTCCCCGCGCGATGGCGGGGACAAGTCCACAGGGAGTTACACAAGAGGTGCATGGACAGCATATAGTGCCAAAGATTGATGTTCAATCAATATGTCGCTATGGTTAACGCGCAATTAACACTGGAGGATTGCCATGAACGACGACGTCAAAGAGCTTATTCGCATGCTCAACCAACCGCACCGCGTCCCCAACATGCTGGCGCTGATGCGCGCATGCGAAAAGGCGGCCACGATTATCCAATCGCAAGCCGCCGAGATCGAAGCGCTGAAAGGCGCCAAGAAGCCAGCCGCCCGCAAGAGCAAGGCGGCTGACGAGGGTTAATCCTGCTCGATCTGAGAGAGTAGACCACCAACAGGCAGCGGCGACATAAGAGGTCGCCCCTGCCCCATCAGATACTGGCGCAGAAAGTCTTGGCCGCGCGGCGAGCCGATCAGCTCGTTCATGTAGCGGCTGCGGGCGGCCCCGAGGCCGCCAAGGCCAGCCGCCAGCGCCCCGCCAGCCACTGTCTGGGCTAAGTCGCCGCCAGTAGCCAAGCCAATACCGCCGACAGCAGGCACTGCGCTGGCAGCGCCGGCCGCCATTCCTGCAGCAACAGACCGCGGCGCGGTGCCAGACTGCGGCAGCGCGCGGATCGCCGATGCGTCACGGGCAAGCTCGGCCAAGTCGCTCATGCCGCGCGCGACTGCGGTTTTGCCCATCTTGGCCTTCTCGGCGCCGTATATCGAGGTTGGCCGGATCAAGCCCTCCATAGCCTCCGGCGTCTGCCGGCTGGCGGCTGTGGCGATCGTGTCGAGATTGCGATATTTCCTACGAGCGTCGGCCCACTTTGCGAACACGCCACTCTTGCCCTGCGCCTGCAGACTTTCCCCAAGCGCATCTTGGATGACGTTATCCAAGCGGCTGGCGAGCTGCGACAGGGTGTAATCGCCGGACTTGCGCAGATCTCGCAGCTTGGTCGTAATCGACTGATACTCTTTGCCAGTAATGCGGCGGCCAGAGCCTTGGAGCGCCAAAAACTCGTCGCTGAGATCGTCAATCAGCTTCGGGACGCGCGCAGCCGACAGCGTGTTTACGTAGTTGTAGATCTCCGAATTGAAGTCATCAGCAAGCTGCGTCGTGATCGGGATGTTGCTCTGTTTTGCCACGTCGTCAAAGACCGCGCCGAGAGAGCGATATGCGTCATCCAGAACGGCCGGCGTCGCGCGCTTAGCGTTGATACCAGCGGCGCGCAGCGCGGCGCTTGTGAACGCCTCCAACTGCTTCTCGTTCATGTCTCGGCCCATGGAGGTAGCCGCCTCTCGAGCCATGATGATCGGGTCGTCTGCAGCTTGGCCAACAGTCAGCGGGAAGCCCTGCGCCTCGGCCCGAGCCATCTGCTGCATGCGCTGCGGCGATACAGGCGCCGGCACATCAAGGCCACCAGTTGCCAACATGCGGCGGCCGCCCTCAATAGCGGCAGGCGTGAACAAAGCGGTTGCGAGACGCACCGGCATCTCGATCGCGCTGCCCTCGACTAGCTGGCCAGCAGCCTCGCTGGCGGCGCCGGGGAGCAATCCTTCGACAACAGCGGCGCGGCTGCCGCCGAGCAGGCCAAACGGCAGCGCCTCACCGCCGGCGCCGGCAATGCGGCCAGCGCGCGTCTTCGGCTCGTAGCGGACGCCGCCGCCAGTCAGCGTCTCAAACGCCTTCGACGTCACGTCGCGATCTGAAAGCACCCGCGAGTATTCTGGCATCTGCGCGCGCTCTTCTGGCGTGATGCGCTGCAGTCCGAGCGCGGCCATGGGGCGCTCCATCAGCGCCGAGATGCCTTGCGATACGTAGCTCGGCGCCTTGACCATGCTCTCAACGCCGCGCGCGATGCCGGACCATGCCGATTTGCCGATATCTTCTGCGACGTCGCCAGCAGTCATTGGCGGCTGCGGCGCCTGCCGCGTCACACCGAGGCGGCTGTCGATAGCTTGCGCCATTTCTGCGCGCGACATTCCTGCGGGGAAGCGCAGCACTTGGCCGTCAGGTAGCGTTACTGTCTGGAATTGGTCTGCCATCAGCTTTCATCGCTCCACTTGCCTGTCGCTGGATCGTATGTAGCCGGCCCACTGGCCGGTGCGCCCTGATCTCCGCCAGCAGCGCGCTTGTTCGCGTCATCAATCATCTTGTTCACGCGGCGCAGCGTGCGAACCGTGCCGAGCGGGTTGTTCGGGTCTAGTTGGCCGATCAGCGATGCGACTTGTGCCAGCTCGCTCTCGCTCAGCGCGCCAAAGGTAACGCCCTGCGCCTTCAGATCCACCATATTCTCAAAGGTGTATGTCGACTTGATCGTCTCAATGTTGCCAACAAACTGGTTGTATTCGTTTGAGCCGATCAGGCGGGCACCAGTCCTTGTCGCCGTGTTTTGGAAGTCTGGGTTTAGGATCGGATTGCCCTGCTCGTCAATTTTGCCGCCGGGGTTCAAGTATTCAAGCGTGCTGTCGACTATTGGTTTGATGAAGTCGGTCTTCTCTTCGCGGGCGCGGGTTTCAGCTTCAGCCTGCTTTGCCTGCGCGACCTGTGCATCGATCTCGTCGATCATCGGCTTGATCATGGCTGGCTCGATCAGGCCCGCGGCTGCGGCTTGGAAGATCTGGCGCTTGCGTGCGGCCGCACTTTCAGGGGTAAGAGGTGCTGATGACATCATGCCACCGCCAGCAGCGTCAACGCCGCCACCAAATAGCTGCGCCACCATCGCAGCCCGCTGCCGCGCCGCCTCGCGCTTGCGGTTCATGTCGGCGATCTCGTTGAAGCGGCCAAGCAGCCCCGCAACGGCGCCGCCTTGGCGCCCCTGCAGCGCCGCGCCAGCGTCAGCGATTGCCGCGCCGGCAATCATCAGGCGCTGGCTGCGCGTCAGGTTGCTCAGCGGGTCATCGTCGACCGGCTGCTGCAGCAGGCTCGCCGGCACTGGGCCAGTGGCTGCTGGGCGCGGCGCATACGTGACCTCGCGTCCGTCCGAGACGCCGCCGGCTTTGGCGTTGCCCAAGGCGATCGGCTGGGTGCCGGCGCGCGGCATGGCGGGGTTTTCGCCCACAGTGATGGTGCGCAGGCCGCTGGGCGTCTTGCCAAGCGCGTCCATGGCGTCGTTGGCCAGCGCTTGGTTGACCGATACGCCCTGCGTCGCCTCCGGCGGCACGGGCATGTTTAGCGTGTAGCCGGCGCCCATCTTGGCGATGTCTTCAGGCGTTGCGATGTCGCCCGGCATTGCGTCGGTCAGGTTGTATGTCTCAATGTCGTCTTGCGTCAATACGCGGGGTTGGTTCGCCGCCACGGCTCCATCTCCTTTTGCTGCGCCTTGCGTGCTGATAGCGGCGGTGCGCCATTGTGGGTCATCTGCTCGGCCGAATACGTGCGCGCCGATGCGCTTCCAGTTACCGCCGCCACGCGTCCCCCAAGACGGGTTCGAGATGTCGGGGTTATAGAAATGCGTGGCGCCGCCTGTCGGGTCTTCAT